TGTGGACAGATAACCGTGTAGTAAATACACGGAGCCTTGCCATCCAAACTCTTGGTGTAGCAGTACACCACCTCAATCATGTTCTGGTAGTTGAGCCCGTTGTATACAAGAAGCTCAGTGCTGGGCAGGATGTTCGTGTTGTACATCGTGCTACTCTTGCCAGCCATCTGCACAGCCAGCTCCACCCAGTCTTTGTTCCAGCCTTCTGTGGTGATCTTCTCGCGAATCTCCACTTCAGACATCCACGTCCGTCGAAAAATTACACGGGATCGTTGTAAGTCTGCCGTCTCAGGCGGAACAAGAACTTCATCCCAAGGCTTAAGAGCAATAATCTCAGGTAGGTTTTTGCTAACATACTCTTCATCTCTGGAGGTTACTCCTGTTTCAGCCAGCTCTTTAACCATCCGCTTTGCGTCGGTGGCCGTAAGTCCCGGCACTGTAGCTTCAAGAATAGCAGCAGCCTCGTCAGACTGTTGCATGATCAAGTCCGGCAATTGCATCAGCGTCGGGCTCTGTGACTGCTGCGCCAAAGCAACAATCTCATTCATCGTCACCGGCTGTTCACGCTTGCTGATGTTCTGTCTCCAGCCAATAAAAAAAGCTGTCCACCCGTACTGGAAAGCGTACTGCGCCCCAAGCTCGGCTTCTCGGCGAAGCTCTAGCGGCATCTTACTGTCGCGAATCCAGTGCAAAAGTGTCGTGGCAATTCCGCTGATCGTCATATCGTTCATGTCGATGCCACTCGTGCGAATGGTTGCACGCTCAAAGGCAGTTACCAAAAGCGACGAAAGCTCGTTACAGGTAGAGTCGATCAAACGATTGCGAACGTCACTGGCACCCTCAAACGGCCAGGCTGGGTCACCTTCGTTACGCAAATTACTATGCTTTTTCCCGTCATCACTTTGCCCGGCCCACCGAGCAAAACGCACATCATCAAACTTCGTCGTCAGGTTACCCTGCGTCGAGTTAATCATTGCGCGATTGTACTCACTCAACAGATCCCCAACGTCAGGGATGGCTGTCGCAATAGCTAAAGGATCTGAAGAAGCTGAATACATAGACAATTAAACTTTTAATAGGAACCGCATTTAGCCATTTGCTTCATCTGCTTTTCCCATTGTTCGCCTCCAAAATATTGTGGCTGCATTACCACCATATACCCTAAGGCGTCAATTGGATCTTTACTAGCACCTTTTTGTCCATCTTGTCCAGTCCATTCCTTTAAGCTGTATATTAAGTTTTGGCAAGACTCGTGAACCATTAGTTTTGGATGATTTACACCTTTTACCATTGGATTTTCTACATTCCATGACAAAAGATCATTGATAATCATCACACGCTCCTCAATTGGCATGGCAGCCGCCGGAGTAAACATAAGCGGATTATCAGTCTGATAAAGTAAGTCCAACACTGTAATACCGCCGTCCTTGGTGATCGTCTCCGTTCCAGCCGTCCTTGGGTCAATCCAACGGTCCACGATCATCTCACGCTTATCTCCAGCCGTCTCCAGGCTCCAGATCAAGTCAGTATACTCGTTCACACCCCTTCCTGCTCCAGCCTTCTGTGCCGGGCCAGCCCGACCATCCGCCTTGTCACTTGGAAGCGCCCATTCCCCATAGCTTTGATCCGGCCATTCCCGATAGATCCATAGTATACCGTACTTATCTACTCTACCCCAAAGCATGAACCAGTTCCGCGCCCCTGCCGGGTCCACAGCCATATAGTTGCTCCCATCAGGAATAATTTCCTCAGCGTCTCCCTTCCACAGGTTATGGTCGCCAAACATGGGAAACTCGCTTCCAGCCGTCTGGTCAGCCCAGCCATAAGCGCGGATCTTAATGTCATGGCTGGAGCGCCCCGAAAGCTCCTGCTTCATGCGCTCCCAGTTGTTGTACGGGTTAAGTTCCGTATGATACCAGATGCAGGCATGTCTACCATACAAGTTCTCCGCTTGATAGGGCATCTCGCCTTTCGGAACCGTCAAGACGTTGTTATTGGGTAATAATGGAGATTTGCGGGTAGCCGTCACCTTGGTACTGTTGATGTACTCCTTCACAACCTGGGTGTACCCTTGCACCGGCGTAAAGGTGACAATCAGCTTCCCGGACCGGGTCACCAGACGGTAGCGCAGCGTGTCGAGCCAGTTCTGCGGCACAAGTTCGTCGCACCAGACGTAGTCCACCTCACCACCTTCAACCACCTTAATGTCCTGGGCATAGTTAAGGAACCAGATCTGGTTACCCATGTACACCGCCGTATTGTCGCTAAACCCGTTCTTCTGGCTAAAACTAATTTGTGTATGATTAGTACGTTTGATGTTCCGTATCTCAGGCGGCAGGTACTTATAGAAGACGTTCTGTTGGGCAGACACACTTGTCATGTGGGTCGTGTGCAGGCACCAGATGCGGATGTTCCGTTTCCCGTGACGTTCCTTAATCCAGCCGGGTGTATGGCCGTTGAGGTCAGTGCCCACAAAAGCCTGGGCCATCCGTTTGGCAGCGTACTCAGTTTTTCCGCTGTTGTGATGGGTTATCGCTGCATGTATGTAGTTATGATATACTGGAACCGTAAAATCCCACACAACGTCGTTCCGTACAAATTGCACCGATTCTATCTTAAGGTCTTCACATAAATGAAAAAGCTCAGATCCAGCAGACAGCTTCGAAATAGGCATCCACGTTTTATCTTTGCACAAAACAAGGTGCGCCCCTGAACAAGTGACCGATGTTCCAAGGTTTGTCTTTACCTCAAACAGATCCGCACTTTCTTTCTTAAATGGAACCTCAGCCTTAGCCGTCACAACCTGCCCGGTTGATTCTTCTATGGCTAAAACATGAAACGGCTTGTTGATGGCATCTACGCGCAGTTTCTTGCCAGTCTTGGCGTCTGTGATCTTTGTCTCCCCAGCCAGGCATCGGTTCCCCCCAAGGACGACTAGCTCATTATAGCGGTCTAGCAGCTTATCTGCATCGGGCCAGTGCGGCAGCTCGTGCCCATAGCGCATCGGATCGTTCTGCTCAGCCTTAATCTTGTTCTCCCGCATCAAGAACAGATCAAGCACCTTCTCCGGGCCAATGTTTTCAATCATCTCCAGCCGCTGCCGCTTATTGGGTGCCGGGAGCGTTGGATGTTCCTCCAGCTTGTAGGTTAAAACTTTCTCGATAATTTCCTGATTTTTTTCATCCATACTTGTTGACGTTCCCATCAACATGACCTATATTCCCCATGTCGTCAAATAGGCGACCGTGTACCCTCTGCACCACCTGAAACATCGGACGCACAGGCGATTAAATGGTTCCAGCTATCCCTCTTGAGCTGGATTAAACATCTGCTTCGGTCTCAAAGTTGCAGAGTACTGACAGTCACGCCTACGAGAATGGCAAGAGTTTCCCGAACGGGTAGCCATCACTCACGACTGTAATTGCGAAACGAAACGACGACACTTATACGGATCGTTAATCTCATTTTTGTATAGTACTCCCCCAAGATAGGCAGTAATGCTGAGTCTTGGGGGTACTATGCTCACTCGCAACTCTCCTTGCCGGATTGTTTATCTCCTCCGGTGAGCAGCGTTAGCTGCGAGAGTGAGCATCTGGGCGAAGCCTAGTGCGAACGGCAACACGAAACAAGAGTGTAAGATAAAGCTTAACTTTAACTACTCAGTAAGAAGTAAGCTCTAGCTTAAGAACAGATGATCCAAAGTATAGCCAACTCAAACGTGTTAAGCGGCGTATACTCGGCGCTTACCAAGCTTAACACACACTTAAGCGCGATATGCAGCACATAACCTGCGCTTAATGCGAATATAAGCGACTTAAACTTACTCTTAAGCCGATTAAGCGTGTCATATACCGCCAACTTGTCTTTGAGCGTCACCTTATGCATATGGTCTTGTTCTTAACCCGAATCTTCTGTCCTTTGCGAAAGTTAAACCCTCTAGCACCCACAAACACTTTGTCAGCCATATCAGTCTTAACCCAACGACTATTCGGATATAACATAACAATCGTCTGTTCCGTAACCACATCACTTACCGACAACTGCTGCGGCTCTGGCACAGGTGTCACCTGTACCACCGGCACAAGCTCCTCCACAGGCTGCTCCTGCTCGGCCACATCACAAGCCAGCGTGCCATCCAACAGGTCACTGCGATAAATACGGCGCACACCGCGAAACGCCTTCCGCTCGATGTAATCCACGTCCTGCTTGTACGACATAGGCCGATACGCCGGGCCTAAGTGCTGCTTAACCGTCTTCTCGCTGAGTGTGTACTTGGTCATAATACGAACGACGGTACACTGGCTCGGCCAATTACACAAGCAAGGTGTAGCGTAGCATGGCGACGGGTGCGCGAGCCGAGCGCGAAGGGGGCCAGTTGGCGAAAAAAAGTCTGAGGGGGGGTATGCGTCGCTGTCGTCGCCAGTCAGCCAGGCGCGACCCCCGCCCCCCCCTGGCGCCGGTTTTACAGAGTGAAATCCCATTCCATTTGACCTGTGTTGTATTGCGTTATTGCCAAGGTGCTCAAGCTCAACGGCTTGCAAGGGTCGGTCAAGTGTAGCTTGTCGGGGTGGCCGGATTGCGGCTCGGGGGGCGTCAAAAGGGCGGTGCACGGCGCTTGCGAGGGGCGCTGGCCGGCGTGCACGCGCACGCACGGTGATTGTATACAATCCGAGGGCTGTAACGCATTAATACCCTACTACGGCACTAGGGTATTCCCGCCGACTCCGCACGCACTCCGCAGCACGTACCACGATCGCGTCGCCTGTGCACTCACCGAGCCGCACTCACTCGCCAGAACACGCACTAATCTTTACCCATCGTCGCTTTTTTATTGCCATCGTATCACGCAACGCTATTTTTACCCACGTTAGTCCAACCTTAACCAATCTAATCCTATGTCAATCGACTCAATGAACACACTAGAACACATTGCATATGTGCGCCTTGCACTCATGCTCGCATCTGCGGGCTGCGTGCTCATCGCAGCTTCCCTTTTGGCGTCAGTCTATTGTGACTGGCGCAAAAGCAATCGCAAGTAAACTCAGACAACCTAACACACTACAAATGAGCACTATGAAGAAAAACCCACAAGCTTATCTCACCATCCGCGCAGCTCTCGCCGTAAATGATCCGCATGCTGTAATTATAATCCGCCCAACCCATAAGCGCCGTTGGATGGCCCTCAGCACAAGCGGAGACTGGCGCACAACCTCCACAACGCGAAAAGACGCTGTGCGTTGGGGGCGCTACTCACAAGCGGAGATAATCCGCACGCTAACAAGTGACGTCCGTGCTTATTGTGGACGCACGGGCAAACGGCTCGCCTAGGTTCCCACACTGCGTCTCTACGGGGGCGCAGTAGGGAGTAAAGACGCTCCAAACAAACACACTACAAAAAACCATATGCAAATCACACTATCACAGCCCTCCAAAATGCCTTGCCAAGGTTGGAGCGTTCCAGCCCTAGCATGCAAAACCGGATCGAAGCTCGCACAGGTTGAGGGTTCCGTCTGCCATGGCTGCTACGCCCTGAAAGGGTTCTACCGCATGCCTAACGTACAGCGCACCTTGCAAGCCCGCTTGGCGCTAATGGAGTCGCCTGAATGGGTGCCAGCCATGATCGAGAAGATTCGCAGCACAGAAAAAAGCGGATTCTTTCGTTGGTTCGATAGTGGCGACCTTCAGAGCATTAAGACGCTGAAAGCAATTGTCCGCATCGCTATCGCTTTGCCAGAGATACAGTTTTGGCTCCCCACAAAGGAGTACGGCATCGTCTCCGAGTACGTTGAATTGTTCGGCTCATTCCCTCCAAACCTGACGGTGCGTTTGTCCGCCTATATGGTAGATAAAGCTGGGCCCAACAGCCTAGCGGAGGGCTTAGGCGTCACCACAAGCGAAGTCTCATCAACGGCGGGTACATGTCCGGCGCCTACGCAAGGAAACAAGTGCGGCGATTGTCGCGCCTGCTGGAACAAAGACGTTCAGACTGTCACCTATAGACTCCACTAGCATCCAACTAAACAAACACATGAGAATTCCCACACTAATCAAAGCTAAAGCCTCTCTAGAGGCCGCCATCTGGTTTCACGAAAACACCGACATGCGGCTTTCCCTTATGGATGACGCCATGAAAGCCATCGAGGCCGCTATTGAGGCCGTTAACGGAGCCAAAGAGGACGCGCATCGCATGGAAGGCCATGTCAACATCGATACCGAATTAATGGACGAACTCGCTTAACACAAATATGACCACGCAACCTATGACCGAAGCACAAATTGAGTATTGGGCAGAGCGGATGCAAGACCAGCTTGATAAACGCTATCGCAACTCCGACATGACAGAGAAAGAGTACATCGCAGATTGCAAAGACATCGCGCTTTGGGTTCAAGAGGCCTATGAGCACCGTCAACGTGTCGCAATTCGCAATAACTAATCCTATGTACTACCGAATCCAAACCAGCAAAGGCACCGAGCCAGAAGTCTTCACCAGCGAACCTAGCGCGCTTTATCAGGCCCGTCTGCGCTTTGACGACGATGAGTTCACCATCCTACCCTATACGCTACCGCAGCGCCTAGAATCGGCCTTGTCACGCTTGTGGCGAGCCGATGCGAACGGAGCAGCAGCGTCCATGTCGGATCTATTTGACGGGTACAACCCCGAGTTGCTCGCCGATGAGATTGAGCGTGCATTAGAAGGGATGGGAGTATGAGAGCCATCAACTGGGAAAAACGCACTCGCATCAAAGACGACCGCACGCAGTCAACCTACGATGTGACATCGTACCTTGTGCCAGTCTCTGGCGTGAGATACATGACCTCGGACGTTGCTCACGCAGCTTGGGACGCACTCAAAAAGACGTTGCCAAGCTACAAGGGGCGAGGCCCGTACTTTTGCCATGAATTCATGGGATTCCAGCCTGAAGGCATCCTAGTCAATGTGACCTACTCCACGGAGTAGACGCCGTACAGCGCGCCTAGGCTTCTCGGAGCCTAGGCTTTTGCGCCACTTTAACCTACTTCCCTTCAGTCTTTTCGGCTCTTTTTGCGCCGATTCGCACCCCTTTTCGCGTCTTTTTCACGCCAAACGCACGCACGCACCCATACCCATACCCGCATCGTCGCATCACCCAGGCCGTTTTCGGCTTTCGGTTTGCCCAGGCCAAAACCAAATTTGAAATTTGAATTTAGAAAACCAATTTTGATTTTCAATTCACCAATACCATTTTGATTTTGAAATCTGGAATCAGCAAACCAAATTTGATTTCAGATACACAGAACCAAAACCAAAACCAAAAGCACATATGAAAACCTACAGAGTCAAAATCGTTTCACGCTACGAAGACGGCACAGAGGAAGAAATAATGCACGTCAGTGCCT